CTAAGGGTCTATTAGGTTCATCGAAACACAATAATCAAGTTATCCCCGGATTCGGAGAAGTCGGCAGACTTCTTTGAGGCTCCTTTGCCTCCCTGGAATTCCATTAATAACATTCTTGAGACATCCCTGTCTCACGTGGTCTAACAATGACTCGACCTGCTTTCGCAAGAAAGCCGAGGCTATTGTTAACTCTATTGATTAAAGTGTATAAAGATCGATCTAATTAGTCAAACTTTTAGAACTAAAACGGGTCCGCGTTGCTCCTCGACACGGATATGAGTGTACATTACTTAATACACTAGAACACTCTCTGGCTCAAGCATTGAATACTTTAATGGCAGAGAAGTGAGAGCGCTATGGCGGGCCAAATACTCAGCATCCGACTCATAAATTTCGATCTCCATTGGTACGACAATTTCGTTACCATCATCATCCCATTCTGTGGTGAAGTCTTGAACAAATAGACTATCACTAACAAACCGGGTTTGAGAGATCGGAAGATTACGGTACGGCATCCGGTACGGTTCCGCAGGAAGTTCGACACGGTAAGCACCGGTCACTAATGATTTCTTCTTCAACTTATTAAATTTGTTGAGAATAAATTGCTCCCCTAAGACTCCCTTGAGTTGAGATATATGTCTAGAACCTAGACCAGCATCTCTCGCATGTCTTCGACCACCAACACCATCGAAGGTGTTAGGGTAAAAGCCATCCCCAGGATGAATCCAATCGAAAACCCCCAAACCATTAAGGTATGGATGGTTAACTCGAAGGATATCCTGTGCGCGAGAAGGTTGTGCATTTGGTAAGTATTCAAGATACTCCATACACTTCCCAATGACTGGCATTCTAGCAAGCTCAGTTTCCTCAAGGTCCTCTGGGTACCCTGATCTAGCAACTCCACGTCCTTTCCCTCTGTTTGTCAAAATTCCAAAATTGCAATAAGGTACAGCATCAACACTTCGTAAGAAGTATTGATCGTCTCCAATATTTGCAGTGGACATTTTGAATAAAACCGAATTGATTTGGCAGACTTTGTCTGAGAAGAGGTTCTTTCCTTGTGAAGGAAAGAAACCAAAATCTCGGACAGTCTGATCCCAAGTATCATATTCGGATTGGGTACAATGAAAGAGAATATCATCTCCATTGACCAAAACAGGGGGGCGGATCGTGCGTGATCGCCGATAAGATTCGACGAAAGCACAATAGTTTGCCATACAGAGTACGGGGAAAGACAAAACATGTCCCATTAGTTGACCATTCTTTTGAAGTATAGAACGATCAGAAGACTTCCATTCAGAGTAATGCTCGGCCCAAGGGCCTCCGACAACACTGGTTTAATATAATCAACACGACATTGCGTAAAGCTTTCCATGATCATGGTATAAGCTCGCGGATTGAGAACCATGGTATTTTTCAATACCCATCTCATAATAAAGGCGGAAATTTCCCCTTTTAAATTGTCGGTTGCACCAGAGTAGTCGCCGGAATTCCAGGCTCGACCTACAGTCCATCCTTTTGATATCGACCAAATCATTTCTTCGGTAACAGCTCCATTTCCAATTAACTGAAATTCCGGATACTTTTTAAGATAACCGTGCATAAGTTTTTGGAGAGGTAGCATACCCAAGTAACAGCCAGAATTAGGTTTTGTAATAATTCTAGCTTTCAATGGTTCGAGTACAATAGATGGCTGACATGAGGCTACTAAGTCTCTTACTCTGAGGAGGATCTCTTTGATTTCTTCATCGAATAATCTTACAGTTTCGTAAACTGGACCAACATAGTTTGGACCTATAAATTCAAATCCAATCAATGACTCCCCACACAATACAGTGTCAGGATGCCATCTTAACTCACGAGCTAAGCCCGCCTTTAATTCTTGGACAGAATGTTTGTGTTCCCAACGATCAATGACCATGGCTAAACCGACTTGCCCTAAACCACTCATCGACATTTCTGTCGTTGATTTGGTTGATAAGGTATTATCGGATCGCCAGAATTCATCTTCTGTTTGACCACAAATTAGTTTCTGTACCATAGAAGGTAAAGTGCCGAAGGCTTCCTCCAGAGTTTTCTCAATAGAGTCTTGTAACTCTTGAGATAAGGATTTTTGAGTTCCCAGAGCGGACGCATGGTCTAGAAGACTTTGATCAATTGCATCAGGACGGAGAGGTAACAAACCTTTCTTCCAGCCTTGAAAAACAGTATAAATTATACTTGATTTATCAAGAGTTCGAGAAGAGTGTTTATCACACATCCGCTTGAAGCAAAGAGTCAGTCTTCTTGGAAAGAGACTCATGCCCAGGGTTCCCATAATAGGTGTTGGTCGTTCAGTTCCAAAGAACTTCGAAAATAGGAGATTAATAGAGTATTTTACTTCCTTGGCTACACGCCCGAATAAACATAAAAAGAAATATTTATAGGTTTCTCGGTCGTACTCTTCCTGAGACAATTCTTCACCTGTTATTAAATAGGTGAGCTCAGAGGCCCGGTCAGCAAAATCCCTGGAATCATTGAGATTCAACTCCAGCAGCTCAGACGCAGTTCTCGGTAAATCAACTGACGTCCCGTCGCAAAGCACGACTTTTCTAGTGTATTGTTGCCAATACGTAATGAACATTTTAGAGAGCGCTTCGTCTCGTAAATTAGACACATGGACACCGTTAAGGTTAGCCCACGTCTTCAACTTACAGATAGCAGATAAAGCAGCTCTAGATACTTCACTCTCTTCACGAGCCCCCGGGTAAAGGACTTTTACCATGGCCGCCAGCGTCAGGGTTTCCATTTTAGATTTAGTCTTAAATTGAAATTCGTACGTTGCTC